AAAACAGTAATTAAATTTACTGGTTTTTTTGACGGCCTTTCAGGAGAAGAAGCTAATTCAGCCAGAGTTCAGGCGAATTCATTATTTGGCGCTTTAGATTCATCTCGAGCCAATTTATTAGCATCAACTTCTAATACAGGTTCATTATCATATTACGGTCTTGCTGTTGACCGTGTTTGGTGGACTTCAACAATTCCATCTCCTGGTCATTTAAACATGTTTTGGTCATCTGATACAGGTCCATCTATAATGAAATTAACAGAAGGCACTGGTGCGTATAATGACAATGGTAATATGATTACTATTTCCAACAACTCTAGAGGCCAAGCAAATTCTAACGGACACATTGGTTTCTACACTCATGGTGCTAACGTAAATCATGCTTCATATACTGTTGTTATGGAATTACGTAAAGATAATTACGATTACAGTCGTGGTCAAGATAGAGACCCAGCCGCATTCAATTACGGTGATTATGGAATGACACCATAAGGATAAAAAAATGAAACTAATTAAAGAAGTCAACGAGTCTGTAAGTTACATCACCGAAGAAGTTGAAGGTGGTAAAAGAAACCTGTTCATTACAGGTCCATTTTTACAAACAGAACAAAAGAACAGAAATGGTCGTATCTATATGCGTGAGGTAATGGCAAAAGAAGTAGCCAGATATACTGACCAATATATTAATAAAAACCGTGCCTTTGGTGAATTAGGTCATCCTGATACGCCTTCAATCAATCTTGACCGTGTTTCTCACATGATTGTGGATTTACAGCAAGAAGGGAATGATTGGATAGGCAAAGCAAAAATTCTTGACACACCTATGGGTAACATTGCTAGGAATCTAATTGAAGGTGGCGGCCAGTTAGGCGTCTCTTCTCGTGGTATGGGTTCCATCAAACAACAAAATGGTGTTAACGTTGTTCAAGATGACTTCTATCTAGCCACAGCGGCAGATATTGTGGCAGACCCCTCTGCACCTGATGCTTTTGTAAGAGGCATTATGGAAAACAAAGAATGGATGTTAGTTAATGGAGTTTGGACAGAAATGGACCACGACATAGCAAAACAAGCAATTAGAAAAGCTAGTCGTAGAGAAATTGAAGCTGTTGCAGCTCAGATATTTGAAAACTTCATCAAAAAATTATAATATTATAAATAAACAATACAAGTCCAAGGAGATTTTTAAAATGACTACAAAACTTAATCTTTCCGAAGCAGCCGCTGAAATTCTAGGTGGTAACGTTTCGTCAAAAAGAGGCGGACAAGATTCTTTCGGTTTAGGTAAATCTTTAAACGCAGCGGGTGTAGCAACTAGTGTCGTAGACCTAGGCGCAGCACTTACTAAAACAACAGATGCAACACCAGACGGTACTAAAGGTGGCCCAACGGCAGTTGCTCCAGGTAAAACTGGTGTAGGTAAACAAACTGACGGTGTTGGTGTTTCTAAAGCTAATGGTCCTGCTGATTCAGAAGGCCGTGGTGATTTAGATTCAGTTGAGCAAGATGCTGATTCTAACGATACTATTCGTGACCGTAAAGCAGGTAAAAAACCAACTCAAACTATGGCTAAAAATCCAGGTGCTACATTCCAATCATATGGTGAAGAAACTGAAGCTAATGATAGTTTGATTTCAGAAGAAGATTTCGATTACGATTCTTCAGAAGATGTTGATGCTCTTTTAGCTGGCGAAAACTTATCAGAAGATTTCAAATCTAAAGCTCAAACAATTTTTGAAGCTGCCGTTACTGCTCGTGTAATGACCATCGCTGAAAAAATTGAAGAAAAAATGAATGTTCAATTTGAAGAAGCTGTTGACCAAGTTAAAGAAGAATTAGCTGCTAAAGTTGATGACTACTTGAACTATATGGTTGAAGAGTGGATGACAGAAAATCAAATCGCTATTGAAAAAGGTCTACGTGCTGAAATGGTAGAGAATTTCATTGGTGGTCTTAAAGATTTATTCTTAGAGCATTACATTGATATTCCTCAAGAAAAAGTTGATATCGTTGAAGAGTTAGCTGAAAAAGTTACTTCATTAGAAGATGAACTGAATGAGCAAATCAATAAAACTGTTGAGTTGAATAAAGAACTTAACGAACATAGAAAAGTAGAGGCTATTTACGCAGTATGTGAAGGCCTGACTCAAACCCAAGTAGAAAAAATTGCTGCACTTGCAGAAGGTGTTGATTTCACTACTGAAGAAGATTTTACTGGTAAATTGGAAATGATTAAAGAATCATATTTCCCTTCTACTATTAAAGTTGCAGACCAACAAGAATTTTTAGATGAGAGTGTTCATTTCGATGACGAACCAGAAACAGCGAAGATTGCTGATGCTGAGATGTCAATGTATGCACAAACAATTTCTAAAACCTTGAAAAAATAATAATTAAAAAAGAAAACTAAGGAGCTATAATGTATCTTTCAGAAGAATTACAAACTAAATGGCAACCAGTTTTGGAGCATCCAGAACTAGACGCTATTAAAGACCCATATAAAAAGGCTGTAACCGCAATGGTTCTTGAGAACCAACAAAAGGCCATCCTTCAAGAGCGTCAACAACTTAACGAAACCAATGACGGTCCTACAAACTTAACCGGTGGTGTAAAAAACTACGATCCAATCTTAATCTCATTGGTTCGCCGTGCTTTACCTAACTTGATTGCTTATGATGTTGCTGGTGTACAACCAATGACAGGCCCTACTGGTCTTATCTTCGCAATGCGTGCCCGTTACGACAGTCAATCTGGCGACGAAGCATTCTTTAACGAAGCTAACACAGTATTCTCAGGTAACGTATCTACATCTAACCCATACGGTTTCGGTGGTACAGTTGCAACTGATGCTAATACTAACCCATCAGCTTACGGTAACATCAACCAATCAGTGAACGGTTCTAACACATTCACTTCTGGTATCGGTTTAACTACTGGTGCTGCAGAAACATTGGGTGCTGATACAGGTATTCCTTTCCAACAAATGGCATTCTCAATCGAGAAAGTTTCAGTTACAGCTCAAAGCCGTGCTTTGAAAGCTGAATACTCACTAGAACTTGCTCAAGATTTGAAAGCTATCCATGGTTTGGATGCTGAAACAGAGTTGTCAAACATCTTGTCAACAGAAATCTTGGCAGAAATCAACCGTGAAGTTATTCGTACTATCTACGCAGTTGCTAAAGCAGGTGCTCAATACGGTACACAAACTGCTGGTATTTTCAACTTAGATACAGACTCTAACGGTCGTTGGTCAGTTGAACGTTTCAAAGGTTTGATTTTCCAAATCGAACGTGATGCTAACGTTATTGCTAAACAAACTCGTAGAGGCAAAGGTAACGTTCTTATCGTTTCTTCTGACGTAGCTTCAGCTCTTGCTATGGCTGGTGTGTTACAATACACTCCTGCTTTATCTGCTGATTTACAAGTTGACGATACAGGCAACACATATGCTGGTCTATTACACGGTCGTATCAAAGTGTATATCGATCCATACTTCGGTGGTTACACATCAAACAACGAACTAGTTACTGTAGGTTACAAAGGTTCATCACCTTATGACGCAGGTATTTTCTACTGCCCATACGTACCTCTACAAATGGTTCGTGCAGTTGACCAATTCACATTCCAACCAAAAATCGGTTTCAAAACTCGTTACGGTATGGTTGCTAACCCATTTGCAGAAGGTGTTTACTCAGCTTCTACAGGTAATGGTCGTTTAGTTACTCGTAGCAATGTTTACTACCGCATTTTCCAAGTTGCGAACTTGATGTAGTCGAACTAAGTCACCAATAAGAGTGATACTAAGAGAGGGACTTCGGTCCCTCTTTTTTTATGCGTATAAATAGTGGACACAAGGAGATTTAATATGGCCGAATCAAATGTATTAACTAGGCAACCACAGAATACAAGTTTATTACAATCCACAAAATATATTTTTGTGATGCCACGTATTAACAATGTTCAATACTTTTGCCAATCTGTTAATTTACCAGGTGTTTCTTTACCTGAAATGCCAAGACCCACATCTGTTGTTGATTTGTATGTACCAGGTAATAAAATGGTTTACAATAGATTAGATGTTACATTTTTAATTGATGCTGAATTAAAAGCATGGACAGATATACATGACTGGATGAGAGATTTAACCACACCAGTTAAGAATGAAGAATATGCTAATCTATGGCGCAGAGAAACTATTATCAATTCTAAACAAATGGCACAATACGCTGACGGAGTATTAACGGTTATGTCTAGCCTAAATAATCCTAAGTTCAGAATTAAATATCAAAATATGTTCCCTGTTTCTTTATCTGACATTCAGTTTAAAGCCACAAATTCAGTTGAAGACACACTGACTGCATCAGTTTCATTTAGATATGATTTTTTTGAAATTGAAAAATTGGACGCTTGACACCTCTGTAAGTATTTGTTATAATTAGATAATTTGTTTTTGGAAGTAAATA